AAAGCCTACGTAGGTCAGGGCCGATAACATATTTATCAGTATGACAACACTAGAGCTATTCAAGAAACACCGAAATGGAGAAGTCAGCCGTGAGCGCTTCCTATACGAAGTACGCAGGGATAACAACCTCCCTTGGATCACTAACGTAACGTCCTACGACGATGCGGTGAAGATCCTTAAAAACAAAGGCATCATCAGAGAAGCTGCTGTTACACCAGAAAACGTAACAACTGATCCCATCGTGGACAGAGTAAATCCCTACGCTCTAAAAAGGGAAGTAGAAAAGATCCTTGCTGACGAGCCAGAGCTCAATAACAATTCTTACATCAAGGCTTTAAACAAAGCTGCGAAGAAGCTCACAGACCCTGCGAATGTTAAAAAAGCTATGTTTGCTAACGCTGAAAGCGTAGAAAAAACAGACGCAGATCTTCAAACTCAAGAGGTAAAGAAGGCAAACCATGTTGACAAAGACAACGCGATGGAAAAGGCGAAAGGCCAAGAGAAACCCAAAGCCATGTCAGCCCCAACTGGAGAGAATAAGACTTCTAAAAAACCTAAGGGCGTCGAGATCATGAAAGACAAAGGCGTCGAAGGCAGCGAGAAGGTGATCAAAGAAATCACAAGCTATCTAAAAAAAAAATTAAGTGAGAACAGCGCCTACCATGATCACATGGTCGGTCAAAAAGTTCCAACTCCCCATGGAGAAGCCGTAATCAAAGAGATAAACGGAGGCACTTGCACCGTTGAAACCAAAGACGGTAAACTTTACGATGTGCAGATGAACACCATCGATCACATGAAAAAGGAACAAAAAGATCCCCAACACAAAAAAGAGATCGGAGTACACCAGTACAAAGAATCTGGATACGATCAATTAGGCGAGGACGAATACGATTATCTCGAAGACGAAGTAGAAACCCCATTACAAGTGGGAGATGTCGTTTACGTTACCTATCCCAATCAATATCAAGGCGAACAAGGAGAAATCATAGAACTAAGTCGTGATGGCTCCTTCGTAATTGTAGAGATGCCTAACGGAGACACCGTTTCCATGCACTCTAGCGATGTAGAACTGGCCAACGATTCTGATTTTGACGACAATTTTGGCTACGACGATGAAGATTGGAACGATGATATTGTCGCTGATCCAGATAAACACCCTGCCGGTTTCCCTGGCATGACAGAAGCTAGGGATATCAACGATCCTGCTCGTGTGGCCGCATCAGCTCGTATACAGGCATTCAAACAAAAACAAGCTCAACCAAAGCAGTCTCTTGCGCAACTCATGGCACAGAGAGATAACGATTTTGAAATAGAACAAGAGATAAAAGCCCTAAAGAGAGAACGCTTCCAGTTAATGAGAGACATGGAACAAGAAGCTGAACCAGAAGGCGGTCCGATAGCAGACGATTACGGAGACAGACTGAATCAATTAAATCAGCAGATAGCGGATCTTGAGGCTCAACTCTACGGTCAAGATCTAGAAGAATTAGAGAAGGTGGTAGACAAAACCACTAAAAAAAATATGGGTATCTTCAAAGATAAGGGAGCTGCTCAATCCTTCATAGATAGTCAACCGTCTAATATAAAATCAGACTTAGCAATCGGATAATACCATGAACAAACAACTCCTCATAGAATACCAAGCGTTCCAACCGCTACCTGATTCATTAAAAGAAGGTAGAAGAGCGAACAGCGGAAACATGTTGGTGTCTGGTTTAGTTCAAGCATGCGATAAACCCAATGCTAACAAGAGGATATATCCTTACCAAACACTGAGGGAACAAGTCGAAAAATACGTAAAAGGACCGATAGCAGAGAACAGAGCACTAGGTGAACTTGACCACCCTGAATCTTCTGTCATAAACCTAAAGAACGTATCACACAATATCATTAAATTGTGGTGGGACGGTAAAGACCTTTACGGAGACATAGAGATACTGCCTACCCCGTCTGGAAACATACTCAAACAGCTGTTTCAAAACAACATCACTGTGGGTATTTCCTCAAGAGCCATGGGTTCTACAACACCTATCGGTGAAGGACTTGTGCAAGTTGAGGATGATTTAGATCTTATCTGTTGGGATTTCGTTTCAACACCTTCCACTTTTGGCGCATACGTTAGACCAGTAGGAGGATTAAGAGAGGGTGCAGATAGAACAATAGCTGACTCGAATAACAAAGTACATCAGCTCATATCAGACATCATTTGTACGCAATCTGGTGTTTGTTGTATATCAAAGTAACATATTTATTAGTAAATTCAATTAGAATGAAAGCAAGATTAGATGAAATTAAGAGATTTCAAAAATTAGCAGGTATAGCCTCTAAAAAATCTTTACTGGTAAAAGAATCCATTTTCAATGAAGAAGAGGACAATAAAGATAAAGAGGAATCAGGAGAAGAAAAAAAGAAAATATCAATTCCTCCTTCTGTTTCTGCTGCGGCTTCCGTATTTGATCTTGATGCTATCAAAAAACAAGCAAAAGAAAAAGGAGAAAAACTGGATGAAGTAGTTACGGTTCTAACAGCCATTGGAATTATTTTAGCAATCCCGTCTTTATTACAAGGACTTGCAACTATGATAGAGAAAGGAAAAAGAGCTTTTTCTAAGATACCAAAAGAAGAAGTAGAAAAAATAAAAGCTCATAATTTGGCCGTAGCGAAAGGAGAAATCACCGGTCACAAAAAATACACTAGTGAAGTATCTAAAGAATTAGATGAATTTGCCCATTTTCTTCATGATATGATGATTAAGCCTATAGAGGGCGTTCTTTGGACTCTTTCAAAAGTACCTGGAATAGGAAGAATAAAATTTTTGAAAGACGAAAAATTAAGACACAAATTAGCTGAAGGGATATATTTGTTGGTAGCTATAGGTATAGGAGGCGTTGGTGTAGCTTCTCACGCGGCAAGTATAACTGGTGTCATTGACATGGTAAAACTTGGAGACGCAGCGATAGATGCTAACGCTTTCGCGACAACATCAGGTCTTCTTAAAAAGGGCCCAGATCTTTTATTAAAGATGGTTTCTTAATAAGAAATAAACAATCAATATAAAGCGTCCCTATCGTAAAAAATAGGGGCGCTTTTTTATTTTAAGTCAATAGTTACATATTTATCGTATATGCACCGACACTCTATTACGGTGCTAGCGAAAACAAAAGCTATATTGCCTCAAATCTAATAGGCAATCGAATCATCAAAAAAACAAAACGATGAGCAATCTGTACAAAGATGCCATCCTCGACGCTAAAGCTCTAAGAGCCTCAGCCATCGCGAACGCTAAGTCCGCATTGGAAGAAGCTTTTGGTCCAAAGATCGAAGCCATTGTTCGCAAGTCTCTTTCTGAAGAAATGGAAGAGGAAGGTATGGACATGGAACAAGAAGGAATGGACAAGAAGAAAATGCACGAAGAGGACGGTGAGATGACTTCCGAAATGGAGGACATCAACGAAGAAGAGCTGGACGAAATCCTCAATCAGCTCGAAGAAATGTCCGATAAAAAGGACAAGAAACACGAAGGTGAGGACATGGTTAACGAAGCCGAAGAAGGCGAAGAGGAAAAAGAAGGCGACGAAGAGGAAAAAGATTCCGAAGAAGGCGCTGAAGATTCCGAAGACGCAGAGGAAGGCGAAGAAGCTGGTGAGGAAGCAGAAGAGGAAGCTGGCGAAGAGGCAGAAGGTGAAGTAGACGACGAAACAAAGATCGTAGACATCACTCTCGGAGACCTTAAGCAAGTTATTCAATCACTGATGCCTGCTGGTGGCGAAGAAATGGCCGCAGGCGAAGAGCTTGGAGCTGAAGAAGGCGGTGAGGAAGCAGAAGAGGAAGCGGAAGTTTCCCTCGACGAGATCCTTGACGAACTCGAGGCAGAAGGCGCTGAGAACATCGGAGAATATGATGCCGAAGACTCCAACGATATCGATACTCAGGGAACTGAGCAAGGTTTCGGTGGCAGAGACGGTGACATGAAAGAGTTGCACTTCCAAAGCTTTATAAAGACTCCTGGCCAAGGCGGCAAAGATAAGGAAGTCAAAGAAGGCGACAAAGAAGGTGCACGCGATGCTTTCGGTGATGCAGGCAAGGTTAAGTACAATGAGGCCTCTAAAAAGGAACTCAAAGAAGCCCGTGCCACCATCAACACTCTTCGTAAAGAACTTCAGGAAGTTAACCTTTTGAACGCTAAGTTCCTTTACATGAACAAGTTGTTCAAAGGTAAGTCTCTTAACGAGACACAAAAAATGAGAGTGGTTAACGCTCTTGATAGGGCTACAACGGTAAAAGAAGTGAAATTAGCTTACGAAACACTGAGCGAATCACTGCAATCCGTAAAACCTGTTAAGCGTTCTATCACCGAAGGTTTTGCTTCGAAGCCCGCCGGTATGGCTCCGAAGGCTAACATCGTTGAGGCCGATCAGTTCATCAACCGTTGGCAAAAACTTGCTGGCATTAAAAAGTAAAAAAACCAAAACCAAAACAAACAAAAAACAATGGGAAATTTAGTCAACTCTCTTTTGACTGAGTCCGCTCAAACAGCTTACGCTAATCAACACGGTGTTGCTCAGCGTTTGACTAAGAAGTGGGCAAAGTCCGGCCTGCTTGAGGGCCTTCAGGATTACGATCGCGACAATATGTCAATGATCCTGGAAAACCAAGCAAAACAACTCGTAGTAGAGACTTCCTCTACTAATGGTAACGCAAACACTGGTGGAGCTACTTTCACACCTGGCACTGGTGAACAGTGGGCCGGTGTCGCTCTTCCTTTAGTTCGTAAGGTGTTCGGTCAGATTGCTTCGAAGGAATTCGTTAGCGTTCAGCCGATGAACCTGCCTGCAGGTCTTGTATTCTATCTCGATTTTCAGTACGGTAACAACAAAGCTCCTTTTGCAGCAGGTAACTCCCTTTATGGAACTCCTTCTGCTAACTTCGGTAACTTAGCTGAAGGCGCTCTTTATGGTGCTGGTCGTTTCGGTTACTCTCTGAACCAATTCAGCGCTTCTGTTCCTGCTATTACTTCTGGTTCTATTACTTTAGCGACTAGCGCAGACATTAAGTTCAACTCTGATTACACAGCGTCCTTAACTGCAGGAAAAATCCAGAAAATCACAGTAGCGACCTCTTCTTTATCAGGTAGCGTGAATGTAGACGGCGTACGCGCATGGATTATCACTTCTGGTTCTATTACCGCAGCAGATAACCTGCAACAGTTTACTGTAATTAACGGAGGAAACGTAGTATTCTTTGTATCAGCATCTGGTGCAGAGCTTGATGCTACTTCTTCTTTTTCTGTTTTCTACAATAAGGCTACTGATTTCAACAGCCGTGGTGATTTCGAAGATCGTAGCGGTCTTCCTTCTGTACCTAACGCGCTGTCTACTACATCTATCGTTATCCCTGAGATCAACGTACAGATGAAGTCACAGACCATCTCTGCTAAAACTCGTAAGTTGAAGGCACAGTGGACTCCTGAATTCGCTCAAGACCTGAACGCATACCACTCTCTCGACGCAGAAGCCGAATTGACCGGTCTGCTCTCCGAGCACATCTCTCTTGAGATCGACCTCGAAGTGCTTGACATGTTGATCCAGAATGCTCCTACCGTTGAGTACTGGTCTGCTAAAGTTGGTGATCAGATTAACGCAGCAAAAACTGGTTTCTCTGCAAACACTTCCGGTGTATATTACACCCAAATGAGCTGGTTCCAAACTCTCGGTATCAAACTTCAGAAAGTTTCTAACATCATCCACCAGAGAACTCTTCGTGGCGGTGCTAACTTCCTCGTTTGCTCTCCTAGCGTTGCTACCATCCTCGAGTCCATCCCTGGATTCGCAGCTGACACAGACGGTGCAGCAGACACCATGAAGTATGCCTTCGGCGTACAAAAGATCGGTGCTCTGAACAGCCGCTACAAGGTTTACAAAAACCCTT